AATGTTATCTGAATATGTATCAATGGAGATTGATTTAGAGATTCTTGATATGTTGATTTCATCTGCTCCAACTACAGAGTATTGGTCAGCAGTAAACAATGAGATCTGGAATGGTTCATCATTTGATCAAACATCTGCTACTACTGGTGGGTTCTATAACACGCAAGGTGGATGGTTCCAAACTCTTGGTACGAAACTGCAAAAAGTTTCAAATAAAATTCATCAAAAAACATTGCGTGGTGGTGCTAACTTCTTAGTTACATCTCCAGCAGTTGCAACTATCCTTGAATCTATTCCTGGATTTGCTGCAGACACTGATGGAACTAAAATGGAATTTGCAGCAGGTGTACAAAAGATTGGTGCAATCAATAACAGATACACTGTTTATAAAAATCCATACATGAAAGAGAACATCATATTGATGGGCTTTAGAGGTGCTCAGTTCCTAGAAACAGGTGCGGTATTCTCTCCATATGTTCCTCTTATTATGACTCCTTTAGTTTACGATCCAGTAAACTTCACACCAAGAAAAGGTGTCATGACACGTTACGCGAAGAAAGTGGTTCGTCCAGAATTCTACGGAAAAGTATACGTGAAAGGATTGGAGACTCTTTAATAGTTAAATAGTTAAACACTTTTTAATTTAAAGAATTAACAATTGAGTGGAAAGGGTAGCTTCGGCTACCCTTTTCTACTGTTTTGATATTTATATAAAAAAAGAAATACTATGGCAGTACCAAGAACGAAATACGAAATGTTTGCAGACATACGGTATGACGGACGGCTTGTAGACGTATTAGATCGTATCAGAGCAGTTCGTTTAGTTTTAATGGTTCATATTGAACAAGATTTAGGTCCAAATAAAGAGTTAGTAAAGATAAAAATATTAACACCATACCCACCTAATAAATCGTTTGAAGCAATTAGGCGAATGTGTTTGGGTAAAATAGAAACACTTAAAGCTTTATCTTATAGAAAACCAACTCTTACAAAATTAGGTTAAAAAGGTTATATTATGGCAACATCAAATCGGGTCAAGACCCCTCCAAAAAACAGTATCAAATTTTCAATAACATTATCAGAAGAACAAAAACAAGCAAAAGCTAAAATATTAAAAACGCCGTTTAATTTTATATTAGGCAAAGCTGGAAGTGGAAAGACATTGTTAGCTGTTCAAGTAGCATTAGATAAATACTTTAAACGAGAAATTGATAAAATTATTATTACACGTCCAACCGTATCTACTGAAGATAATGGATTCTTACCTGGATCATTAGAAGAAAAAATGAGTGAATGGCTTGTTCCTATACGAAGCAATATGAGAAAAGTTTACAATAAACCAGAATTGTTAGAAAAAATGGAAAAGGAAGAAAATATAGAATTAGTAAGCCTTGCACATTTTAGAGGACGTACATTTGATCATTCTATATGTATTGTAGATGAATTTCAAAACCTAACTAAACAACAACTACAAATGGTTGTAAGTCGGTTAGGTAAACATAGCACCATGATTTTATGTGGTGATAGATATCAAATTGATTTAAAATTTAGCAATGATTCAGCTATACACGAAGTACCAAAAATAAAAGAATCTAAATATGTTAATGAAATTATTTTAACGGATAATCATAGACATGAGTCATTAGAAGAAATTTTGAACCTCTTAAATGAAAAGTATTGATATTTATATTAAAGGATAATGATGGATTACTCAGAAAATAAACCTATATGGCCCGGAAGCTCTTCATTTAGTAGCGGAAAAACACCATTTGGATTTTTTGATGCCGATGCCTCATTTCAAACTGAAGCAGATAGTTTTGCTAAATTTGCTGCGAATCATGTTGGATATCCAATTATGGATGTTGAACTTATCGACATTAACTTTTATACGGCATTTGAAGCAGCAGTAATAGAATATTCAAATCAAGTTAATCAAATTAACATTGTTAATAATTTAATAAACACATTAGGAGTAGACACCGGATCTAGTTTTTTAACAGATGACGGATTTACAGGCGCATTAGTAAAAGGCAATCTTAGTTATATAACACAACTATCAAAAGCATATGGAACAGAAGCTGACTCTGGCGGTGATGTAATATGGCATAGTGCGTCATTAGATGTACAGGATGGAAAACAAACATATAGTATTAGAGAAGCAGTTTCTGCGTCATTAGGAATAGAAGTTGCAGACACAGACGGTATTGAAATTAAAAAAGTACTTCATAATACTCCTCCGGCAATAATTAGATATTTCGATCCATTTGTAGGTACAGGAATGGGTACTCAAAACATGTTAGACGCATTTGACTTTGGGGGCTTTTCTCCTAGCGTAAACTTTATGATGATGCCATTACATATGGATTTATTCCGTATACAAACAATCGAATTCAATGACAGAATACGTAAATCTGCATTTTCATTTGAAATACATGGAGATGATTTACGAATATATCCAGTTCCAGGAACGCAAGGGACTATATCGACACCATTCTATGATAAGGTTTGGTTTGAATTTATATATGAAAAAGACAAAAGAAATAGCGGGTTGTTATTTGGTAATACAGCACTTTTAAACGGAGTTGTAACTGACGCATCTAATATACCATATACATATCAAAAGTACACTAACATCAATGATATGGGCCGTAGTTGGATATATAGATATGGAGCGGCTATCATCAAGGAAACATTGGGATATGTTCGTAATAAATATTCAACAGTTCCAATACCAGGAGGTGATGTAACACTAAATGGTAGTGATTTAGTATCACAAGGACAATCAGAAAAAGAAGCACTGATATCGCAACTTAGAGAGTTTTTAGACAAGTTAACTAAAGAACAAATGTTAACAAGACAAAATGCAGAAGCAACACAACAAATGGAGATCCTAGGAAAGGTTCCATTAAAAATATATGTAGGATAGGAGGTAAAAAATGGCACTGTTTGGAGGACAACGAGATGCTAAATTTTTAGCCGCTATAAATTCAGAATTACTAAACGCAGTAATTGACACAGAACTTGAATTTTATAAATTAGTAGTCGAATCTTCTAATTCTAATATATATGGTGAGTCTGAAAGTAAATCATATTATGATTCTATATTAATTCCTGGTTTAATTACTAAAGACGATAAATCTTCGAACATGGATGATTATGGTCACACATATACTCGTTCTTCTAAATTTGCAATATCAAGAGATATATTAGTTAAAGCAGACTTTTATCCAGAAGTTGGAGATATAATATTTTGGGACAATGAATATTTCGAAGTCGATAATGTAGATGCAAATCAATATTTTGCCGGTAAGAATCCAGAAACCTGGCCAAATGGAGATAGCCATGGATACAGTGTTTCAATTGTAGTTGATGCTCACGCAACAAGACAAACACCACAAGCTATTAAAGATATTAGACTCGGAGGTAATAACAATTCTCCAGCATATGGAGAACAGTAATGCCAAGACAAAACAGACAAAATATCGACCGTAAAACTAATAAGCCTAATCCAAAACGAACAGAAGGATTAAACAATGATCCTTTGTTAAATCGAGCAGAACAAGTACGCCGTGACGATGATGTAATTCGTACGGTTAAACAAACTGTATATGATATTGACTATGCAATTAAATGGTATATTGAAAACGAAATACAACCACAAATAACTGCAAATAAAAATTTAATAGATGTTCCTGTAATATTTTCTAATGGAGAAAAATGGGACAATGTTAGACGGTTAGGATATATTCGTGATGAAAAAGGTATGCTTCAATCTCCTTTAATTATGCTTAAACGCAATTCAATGCAAGAAAGAGATAATACTAGAACATTAGATGCTAATAGACCACAAGCAGGAAATCATATTATATATCGAAGTAAATACAATAGTAGAAACCGATATGAGGATGAATTGTTTCCTATACCAACAAATCAACCACAACAATCTAAAAAAATATATGTAGTAGATGTACCAAAATATGTTAACGTAGAATATGACATGATGTTATGGTGTGATTTTACAACGCAAATGAATGATTTGGTAGATCAAATAATGCCATATGGTAGATTTGCATGGGGTAATGAATCTAATAAATTTGCTACAGCAATGGGTAGTGTTAGTTTTGAAACAGTAAATACTGTTGGAGAAGACAGATTGGTTCGAGCAACTATTCCTTTAACAGTTATGGGAACATTGCTTTCAGAACAAGAAACAAGAAAATCTACAATTAAAAAAATGTATTCAGTTAAAAAAGTTGTTTTCCAAACAGTTATTGATTTAGATAATAACATATTTGAAACAACAAAAATACCTACACAATTATTACAAGCATCACAAACTATTGCAGGTGGAGGTAGTGTAATAGTAAACGGCGGCGGAACTAGCACAACAGTTGATAGCAACTCAATGGCATACTTAATTGGATTAGTAGATAAAACTGCTACATATGTTTCTGCAACAACTGTTACTGTTGCTGGTACACCTAAAATTAATCCTAGCACATTAGCATTTGCATCTGTCAATGAATTCGACGTATACATAAATGGTCAATACATAGACAAAGCAGCATATACTTGGACACCAGATGAAAACGCAACGCAAACAATAGTATTTGATACTAGCACATTAGGATATGATATTTTGAATACTGACACTGTTATTGTTAATGGGAGATGGGCATAATGGCTAGGCAAATAAGACCCGGACAACTTCAAGAAAATGTGTTGTATAATATATCTGCTAGTTTTGCTGTATCGGCATCTCATGAAATTACACATGAAGTATCTTCTAGTTATGCCGAAACAGCAAGTTTTGCCGTAACAGCATCACACTTATTAAATAATCCTCCAGCATTTCCATATACTGGAAGTGCTGAAATAACGGGAAGTTTAAACGTAATCGGTGAATTTACAGCATCTGGTTTAAATTATCCTATACTTGATGGTGATGAAAAGCAAATAATATCCACTGATAGCGAAGGAAGATTATCTTTTGATTGGGCCGATAGAACTAACATCGATGTAAAAAACACATCAGGAGCAACACTTACAATAGGTACTCCAATTTATATTACGGGATATCAAGGAGCATCTATATTTCAGATAGCAGCTGCCTCGGCATCAGACTCTAATAAAATGCCAGCTGTGGGAGTATTGAGTCAAACATTAAACCCTAACGATCAAGGCTATGCAACATTATTAGGAGCATTACGAGGATATGATACGCAAACATATAGTGTTAATGATAGTTTATATGTTGGCGAAGGTATATTAACATCTTCGAGACCAACTGGTTCTTCTTTGATTCAAAAAATAGCTCGTGTTGGGAATATAGCAAGTAATGGTGAAATTACCATTCTAGGAGCAGGACGAACAAATGATATACCTAATATTACATCAGGATATATTTGGGTTGGAAATAATGATTCAATTGCAACAGCTGTTGCTACGTCGTCAATACAAAATGTAATTAGCTCATCATATGCTTTACAAGCCTTAACTGCCTCATATGCAGTAACAGCATCACATTTGTTAAATACCCCACCAGCATTTCCATTTACTGGCGATGCTCAAATAACTGGTTCATTGTTAATATCAGGTAGTAAAATACATTTAAGAGGACAATCGGCATCACCAGGTCCTATTTTAGAATTAGAGTCTATTAATGGAGGTTCTGGAAAAGATGTTTATGTTAAAGTTGGTGATAGTAATGAAAATTATGCATATGTTTTTGGTGCTGATGATACTGGCAATACTTTTAGAATATCAGGAGGATCTTATAGTAGCGCTACTTTAGGTACTAATGATAAATTTATTATAGATGGAAATGATATAGAATTTCCTTCTGGTAATATATCAGGCAGTGCAACATCAACAGCATCATTTGGAACATACTTAGGAGATGGATCTCAATTAACAGGTATATCAACTACACCATTTCCATTTGTCGGTGATGCAGTTATAACCGGATCATTAGTAGTATCTGGATCTGGCACGCAAGGAGGATTAAGAACTAACACTCGAAATATAATATTAGGCCAAGGCGCAGGCAATAATCAAAATGCAACTAATGGTCCTTATAATGTAATGATTGGTTATCAAGCAGGGTACACTAATACAACGGGTGACTCTAATGTTTGTATAGGACAAAATGCTGGATATGCTCTATCTACAAATGCGTCAGATGACAACATTTTTATAGGTAAATTAGCTGGAGCAGGAGGAACATCCCCTGCAGCTAGAATGAGTGACGCTAATTATAATATTGCTTTGGGCTATGAGACTATGTTATATCTTACTAGTGGAGATAGTAATATTGGTTTTGGATTCCGAACAATGCGAAACATATCATCAGGTAAATACAATCTAGCATATGGCGATGGAGCTCTATACAATACCGATACAGGTCAAAATAATATTGGTATAGGAAGAAGTGCAGGAGCTGAGCAAACAGCTGGAACTGGTAACATAACAATTGGTTCTGGTAGTTTAGGTGTAGCTGGTGAATCTAATCAACTTAGAATTGGTAACGGAAACACAATAACCACAATATCAGCTTCATTAGAAACCGGAGACATAATTTTTGCTAGCACAGCAAGTGCAGAATATCTATCTACACCTGCAGGTAATTTATCTCCAATTTCCGCTTCATA